CCCACACTAATGCGAGAGTTTCAATTAGGGAAAGACGAAGGGCGTTCATCAGCCGACAGCGTAACTTTGGCTATGACCAAAACAATCGGAGCGTTTATGGAGCCTTTTATAGAACCGGCCATTTACGCAAGAGCAATGGTCGATGTTCTTCAGAACAGAAACAGTGCTACAGGGAAACCTATTTGGAACGAGGCTGAAGGAAGAGGTCTACCCCTTGAAGGAGTGGGTGCAAGAAATGTGGCCACTTTAAATTATTTTTTGGAAAAAGCTGCGCCGGGTTTTGTGCCCGCGGTTGGTAAAGTTGTTCGTGGTTCTAGGGAAGGTGCTGGAGCCTATGGCCGTTTTGGCAATAAACAAGAACTAGGTGATGCGGTGTCTTCCTTTTTGGGGGTCAAAGTTAATAGGGTCAACCCTACTTCGAGTTTAAGTTTTTCTTTAACCTCTCTTCTTAACGAAATAGACCAAGCCGAAAACATCTTCATGCGTCAGGTCTATAACAAGGGGCCAAACAGTGGGGAAGACCTTATACGTGCCTACGACGCTATGCAAAAATCAAACTATTTTATTAACCAGGAGTTGTTTAGAACTTTTGCTGCTGCTGAAAAACTTGACATGAATAAAAACAAACTTAGAGAGGACAAGAAAAGATTGAGTAAAAAACTGAGGTTGTCTATAGAAAGAGGAGAAAACCTTCCCTTAAAGACTAGAAAGCAGTTGCTCCCTCTCCGAAAAAGATTTGATGATGTGACAAAAACAATAGAAGACGCAGAAGGCATATCTTCTGGGAGAAGGTTTCCTCTTGAGGAGCTCTCCGATATATACAATGTTTATAGGGGGCTTAGTCTTGATTCTGTTGTTGAGAGTCGGTCTGTTCGAGAAGACCTATAAAGTTTTCTAGTCGAGTGTTCCAAGCATCGGCGGCTCGTTCAAATTCTCTGCCTTCCAAAACAAACTCTTGATAAAAGCAATCAACTGAGCACATCATAATCACGCCTTTCTTTATTTCTGTGCCGTACAGTTCGTTGTGTGCCATGGCATAAGCAGCGAGTTGTTGAAAGTAATCCCAAACATATTGCCTTCTTCTTTTGGGTGTGTTGGTTTGTTTGAAATCCATAATGGCTTCTTCCCCCAAGTGCTTGCCAATGACATCGGCAGTGCCGGCATATTTTCCTGGGTAGTGTAGGTGAATTTCACAGCCGTATACTTGGTCAATTGAAGGAAACCCTTGGTCCATGATCGTACAGGCCATTTTGTAGGCACGCTTTTGTTCCGGAGTCTCGGGGTAATAATCCCAAATGCTTCCTTCCTTTAACTGTCTTTCAAGGATCTCGTGCATTTCGGTGCCTCGAGCAGCCGCTTCATCGCGGATACGATCGGCTTCTTCTTGGCCCACTCGTTCAATCCATTTTTGTAGGCTGTCGTTTTCCGGTTTAGTTTTAGAAAGAATGGTTGTAACAGAGTATAACTTTTCTTTCTCTGTCACATAAACACGTCCCTTCTCCGCGGTTTCGCGGCTAAGTTCTGAGTATTTGTAGGGAGAAGAGAGAAGAATCTCGTGCTTCATTGAGCGGTGCCTTTCTCAAGATCATCGGCCAAACGTTTAATTGCATAGGCAAAAACATAGCTCTTTGGTCGTTCCGTTTTCTTTGAAATTTTCTCTGCTATTTTTACTATGTCTGTGCGTATAGCAACGCTTTTCCATTTAGTTGTGTCCATGGGACCTCCTTATGATAGATTCTGTTAGATTATATAAAAGTATAAGAGTAATAGCAACTCCATTCTAGGACATAGAGTCCCCCCAATTTTTCCCAATTTCCGCATCAACTTTGTTGGGAACCTCTAGCTTAACTGCGTTTTCCATGATCTCTGTAAGGGCCTTTACCTCTTCTTTACTGGACACAGAAAAAACAAGTTCATCGTGTACCTGTAGTAAGGGGGTGTAGGACGCATTGTAGCAGTCTAACATGGCTTTCTTTGTCATGTCCGCGGCTGAGCCCTGGATCAGTTTGTTCAACGCTTTATACACGAAAGCACGTTTTATGTCTCCGTTGTATTCGTGCATGGCTTCTTTGTATTTCATCGGTCGACCTGTGCCATACTGACGCGGTTCCCACATATCAAAGTGGCAACGTCGTCCAAGCAGGGTTTTAATGTAGCCCCGTGTCGTTGCGCTTCGCATTACTGTGTCTGCCATTTGACGAACAAAGGGTGCATACGTGTTGAAACGCATCAAAATCTCACCGGCTTCTGCCACATCAACGCCCAACTGATCGGCAAGCTTTCCTTTGCCCATGCCGTACATGATTCCAAGGCCTATGGTCTTGGCTGTCTTACGATCAATCCCTGCAAGATTGGCAACCTCTTGGTGAAAGTCTGCTTCCCCTGCTATGAACGCTTCGGCAATCGGGTCTACTCCTTCGTAACGAGAACGATAGGCAAAGTGTGTCAGTATTCTAGGTTCTTGCTGAGAAAAATCAGCCGAGCACCACTTCTCTCCTTCCTCCGGTAAGAACAAAGAACGAATCATTGGGCCAAGTTCTTTATCTCTAGCCGGGACCTGTTGTAAATTGGGGTTTGACATGGACAATCTTCCGGTCACTGTTCCTCCTGTCTCTCCTTTAAGCTGTCTAATGTCTGCATGAATGCGTCCATTGTGTGCGTGCTTAACAATCGTATCAATGAAAGTGCTGTGTGCCTTGTCTAACTCTCTGATTTTCATAATCTTTTTAGCAACGGGGTGCTCCTGGTTTGCTAAAAATGCTTTGGTAAAGCTTGGAGAACCTTTGGCAGTGTGGTTGTAAGGAATCTTGCAAGAATCAAAAACCTTTGCAACAGAGTTGGCCGCCCAAACTCTTACTTCTTTGACTCCCGCTTCTTTCGTAACCTCTTTGACCAGTTTATTTTGTTGCCGGACCAGTTGTTTCTTCAACTGTTCTGCTCGTTCCAAGTCAACACGCACTCCGGTCATCTTCATGTTAAACAAAACAGGGAATAGGTCTGTCTCTAGGTTAAAAATGTTCCAAAGGTTTTGGTCTTCCAAGTGTATTTTAAAATGGTTCCAAAGTTTAAGCGTCAATGCCGCATCTTGCGTTGCATAGGTGCCGACATAAGAAGAAGGCAAACGCCACATTTCTGCTTTCGGATCAATGCCCCACTCTTCTGCGGCTTGTCTGAGTTCAGCCTCGGACTTGCCCTCTTGCAGATACTCTATGCCCAAAGAGTTAAGCGTGTACCAAAACATGTTTTCGTTGACCAAAGGTGCAACAACCATGGTGTCAATGACTCTTCCTTTGACTTCAACGCCTTCCTTCTTTAGCCAGCCTACGTCGTACATGGCGTTGTGAAAGATTTTGTCTTGGTCTCCGGACAACACGTCTTGCACAAACTCCAAGACTCTCTTCTTTGGAAAATTAAATCCTGCTTCGTGAGCAAAAGGAAAGTAGTCGGCATAGCCGTCTATTGCAATGGAGACTCCCACGATCTCTCCGTCACCGCGAACATACCCTGGACCTTTCTCTTTTAAAGAGGGGTCTCTGGTCTCGGTATCGATTGCAATTTCTTTTGCGTCTAATATCTTTTGTGTAGGAAAAATGTCCGGTGGTGTCCATTCTGTTGGGGGTTGAAATGTTTTATAGGCCATATCTTAAACTCTCGTTTTGTGCGTTAATAAGGAAAAGATTTTCTCTGGCTCGAGTCACAGCAACATAGAACTGTCGATGCAGGCTGTCCGAATCCAAAGCAGCGTTTAACTTTTGTGCCGGAGACAAGTCCAACAACACTGCTACGTTGTCCGCTTCCCCTCCCTTTGCTTTATGTATTGTCGATAAAGCAACACGCGGTTCACTGTGTAAATCTTCTTTGTTTTTAGTAGCTTTTTTAATGAAGGCTCTCTTTTCTTCTTTGATTCTTTTTGCAAACACCTCTTCCCAAGACTGCTTCAAGCATTCTTCTTTTAGTCCAAAAATGTTTACGACTTCTTTCTTACTTACTTTTCTTTCCTTGTTTTCCTCCTTACTCGGTGCAGAGAGAAAGCCTCTCTTGACTTCGTTCTTGGTTAGATAACGATAGATTGTTTCCAGTTCTTCAATGGTTACTTTCTTCTTTGTAAACTTTTTCCATGCTTCAACGGCTTGAATCATTGGAAAAGGAATGTATCGAAACCCGTTGTGTGAAAAAGGAACGCCCCGGTCTATCATTCTTCTGCGAATGTTGTACCCCTCACTGTCTCCGTTTAACATGTAGTCGCAAGAGGCCAGTATTAACCACTCTCCCTCTGCCATGGGCAAAACGTCCACCGAAGGAACTTTCTCCAGTCGTCCCTCCTCTTCTCTGGGTAAATATTTTTTAGCTTGTCGGTTGCTGATCCGTCCGGCAATCTTCTCGGCCACTCTGTGCACTTGTTTGGGAACCCTGAACGACTGATCGAGGACCACGGTCCTGCCTTCGATTCCAATGAACCGATCCGGGCGTGCACCGTTCCATTCGTATATGGCTTGGTCATCGTCGCCCGCGATGTAAGAAACGGGGACCACGGACATGAGCTTTTCTATCAGACGCCAGTTCAATTCTGCCAAGTCTTGAGCCTCGTCTACAATCAAAACCTCTAACGGGGGAACACGGCCCTTATTAATAAACTCGTTAATCATGTCGGCAAAAGAAAAGATGCCTTGTTCTTCTCTGTATTGGGCCCACGCTTTATCAATCGCTTCCAATAAAGGAGCAACAACCTTTTGTCTTTGCTTAACAGGAGTCTTTAATCGCTCTACGCTTACCGTCCTGCAATTGGCTTTGGCGTTTTCTATGATTTGAAAGTATGGATCTTCTAACATGGACTCTAAAGACTTACGAGTATTCCCATGATAGTGTTTTGTCAGAGGGAAACTATAGGTTTCTAAAAATTCTTTGACGTCCAGTCCTTCCATGACTCGAGTGATTCCCATGGCTCTTTTACAAAACGCATGGCTTGTACAAAAATAACTCAAGTCGTTCTTATCAAAACCAAAACGGCTTCGTGCTCTGTGCTTTCCTTCTTCTGCGGCTTTAACAGAGAAAGAAATAAAAGCGATCCGGTCGGGAAGAACGCCTTGGTCAAGGTGCTCTTCTATCTTTCTTAGAAGCGTGGTTGTTTTACCGGTGCCAGGAGGACCAAAGAACTTATCGACATCACCCATCTTCCCAATCCTTCTGTGGCTTGTTCAGTTTAAAGTCGTCCGCGCTCACTGTGAGAGCAGTGTTGTCATCGGTGCTTAAAATCCACAAAGAAGAATTGCCGAGGCTTTTATCAATGTATTTAACCGCAGTGGATGCACCCAAAACTTTTAGTTCAGAGTATATCTCTGCTTCTTTAATGCCTTTCATTCCTTTAAAGTCTCGAATGTATTTAACCAAGTCTCTGCCACGGAACCACCATTCGTGCTGTTCCTCTTCTTCACTTCTGTAAACGGCTCCGGCGGCAACGGCCACTCGAGCAGAAGACTCTGTGTTTTTACAGAACTCCATTACTGCATCCTGCAACAGCCCTGATTTTGTCATGTCCGGTGGCACTTCGATTTCTTGTACGTTTTGTAGAAGTGTGTTGAGCTTTATTACCCAATCTTTTTTCTTTAGGTCGGGAGGGCACTGGTTCAAAACATCCATGCACTTTTGTTGAAACAAGGTAAAGCTGTGGAGTTCCCGTGTTTCGAGGACCAAGGTCTTGCCTTCCATGTCCAAGTGCCAAAGAGGAGGATCCGTCAGGTATTTTCTCAGACCTGACAGAGACATCTGTTTTTCAGACGCCTCAATACCGTACCTTCTGGTGACGCATGTTCCGCTTTGGCAATGGTTTACCAAAGGAGGTGTGGTACACTTATAGAGATAGTCGGATTTCTCCAAACTATTCATCAAGGCATTCAATTCAGTGTGTGACAGGGGCTTGTGACACGCCGTCTTGTTTACCTCCTGAAGTTTGTCGCGCCATTCATCGCTTTCCGGATAGACCTTTCTAAAAAGGACTCCGTAAGAGAAAAGAGCGTCGTTGCGGGTGCCTTCAGGTATCCCGTTTAGCTTCATGTGTACCAAACACGGCGGTGCATGATCCCAAAAGGTATCGGTAGGACCCTCCCGGTTTGTTTTTCGGCTTTTCTTTATTGGTTTAATTTTGTCAAGGTCGGCCTCACTGACCGCTTTGTTCTTGACCTCTTGAATAAATTCTTCCGGAGACAATGTTCCTCCGTCTTTGTTCAGTCCATAACGCGTGGTGTCTGTTCCACCAAAATAAGGCATGTTCAACCAGTTTCCTGTTTGCTTGTGTCTTTCCACCTGCCTGCTCCATTGATACTGCTTGGGAAATATTTCGTCTCCCGTTCTTCCCATGGCGGCGGCAATCTCTTCGAGTTTGGTTTTAAATTTGTATGCGGACACCGGCTTTTGTGTGAACAAGAACAAATGCACTCCGCCCGATTTAGTCATACAGGGGACCAAGGGCAGTGACATGTCTTTGATTAATTTTTGTAGGTGGTCGGTGTCAACCGGATATTCGTCAACGTCTATGCAACCCCATTGACAGGTTTCATCGTCGGTGATTGGAATAATCCCGATTGATGCTTCTCCTTCTAGGTGCTTCTGCCAGTGGACCAGGGACAGTTGCTCTTGTAAAGTCCGGCCTCTGCCGTCTTTCTTCGTGCCTTTTGCTGTCTCTTTGGTGCCGTGGATTTCATAGATGCCATAGGCTCTATCTAGTCCGGCAAAAGTTTCCATAAACTCTAGTGCTAATTCCTTCACTTACGCCCCTTCGCTGACAAGGGCCTCTCTGGGGGTTTACCATAGGTATAGAGAGACCCTTGCGCTAGCAGTTACTCCCAGTCTTCTTTGTTTTCAGATTGGTTTTCAATTGCTTTCTTGTTGGTTGATGGTTTGCTCAGTGCAGCCATGCCGCCTTCTTCACAGAAGTTTGCAAAGTCCTGCCCACTGGAAAACTGTTCCTTGTCAGAAACAAATGTTTCCATCGCAACATTGAACCCATACCAAGAACCCTTATCGTTGGATTCTTCTTTGGTGCACACGCGATACAGTTGAGCAAAGGCAGGGGGATTAAATGTGCCTTTCTTTCCTTTTGCTACCTGAGTCACGACCATGTTGTTCCATGCTCTCGAGTGTTTCAACTGAGAACCGGACAGATTAATCACGCAACGATACGTTGTGTCGTCTGCGTGGAGAAAGCCGTAGTGGTTTCCAGTGTTTACCAACTGAGTTCTTCGGCCATCGTTGTGTGTAACAATGTCTCGGTATTGTGCGTCCCGTTCTGCTTTGTAGATTAGATCTGTGTCAGCAGGGTGAACAGCAACAAGGCCGCCGCCGCTTTCTCTGAGGTTCCACTCAACATAGTTTCGATCATACCAACAAGGTTGGAATAAAAATCCTTCCTCTCCGTCAATGATGGAACTGTTTCCGGTAAACAAAAAATCTCCGGCACTGGCATCGGCATGATACTCAGGCTTAGATTTTTGTAAAACAGGGGACAGTGCCTGTATGATTTGTATGCGCGGAGTAATTAAATCTTCTGCGCCTACTTGTCCGTGCCCTTCGCCTGCATGTTTTTCAAACAATGCGGTAAGGTCGGTCCCTTTGGTAGAGCCACTACCATTCGCTTTCTTATTAGCCATTTTTCTTCATCCTTATATTATTAACCTTTTATTATTTTTGTGCGTTGTCCTGTGTACACAGAAAATACTTTCTGTGTACCGCTGTCGAACGCGGTTTCGCCACTTTCAATAAGCCCCTTTACAGCGGCTTTGAGAGTAGATGGGTGGACAGCCTCTTTTTGCGTAGGCATAAGTCCCTGTTTTTCCAGGGCGTCCATTGTATCTTGAGCGATTTCATCTTCGCCTGTAGCAAAGTTTACGCTCACTGTGTTTTTTATAAGATCACCCAAGCCGTTGCTTCTTAGCCAGTTGTGAGCTTCTGCACGGTTCTTCTCCGTGATTCTTGCAGAGTAGAAAGGATCAACAGAAATACGAGAGCCGTCGTCCATGCGAAGGTCGCTGATTCCCATTTCCTGCATTCTTTGAGGTATCTTTTCCTCGCTGTACTGTCGGTACTGTTCCTTTAATCGCTTCAACGCTTCTTCGGCATTACCAATTTGGCCTCCGATCTCAAGCATTGTGTTCATGTCTTGTGACAAAGACTTTAAACCTTCGTCACTGATCTGCGTGACCTTCTTTTCAACGGACTGTTCAAATAAATCAACGAGGTTGTCTTGTTTTTTAGTGGTAGTCATATTCTATAACCTCCGCCCTAGCGTCGCCTTCCATTGTGTCATTAACGGTGAGGTTAATGAGCTCTAGTGCCTCTTCTTTATCGGGGGCCATTTCTTTTGCGATCATTGTGAAATACTGGATTCCCGCGGATGTTACGTGTGCTGCGCCCAAAATATTCACGGCATCGTTGACTGCTTCTTCGATGCTGTTCCAAAGGTTGCTATGAGCTTCTCGTCTTTGTTGTTCTTCTTTCATTGTTTCCCCCTAGTTTGTGTGGATGATGTTTAAAGGCACCACTTCGCAGATACAAGGGTCGCCTTCAAATCGGTTGTCTATGAAAGTCTCGGCCTGCTGTTCTGTTTCAAACATGCCTATCGCGGTTGTGTGTGGTGTGTGTGAATGTGTGTCGCCTACGGTCACGTAGATGATGAATAGTGATGGTTGTTCTTCGCTCATTGTTATCCTTTTGTTCTGTTTTTTCTTTGTGCAACGCTTTATCTTTTTCAAGTTGCAAGAGCAGTATAGACTATATATACTTTTATTGTCAACCATAAAAAACAATATAAAGAATTGTTATATAATATAAAGGATAATATAAGAATGAAAAACTACGAGTATCAAACGGTGCCGTACAAGCACCAAGAAAAAACTTTGGCGCGTTGTGCCTATCGCAAAGAGTTTGCTCTCTTTTTAGAGATGGGTCTCGGTAAATCAAAAGTTCTGTTGGACAATGCAGCATTGCTTTTCGAGGCCGACAAAATAAATGCGCTGCTGATTATAACACCGAAAGGCAACTTAAGAAACTGGGACAAGAACGAGATTCCCAAGCATTTGCCAGACCGAATTGATAAGAAAGTTGTGGTGTGGCAGCCCAACCATACAAAGAAGTGGCAACAGGAGTATTCCGAGCTTGTTTTAGAAGAACACTCGGACCGATTAGAAATATTGACCATGAATGTTGAGGCGTTTTCCACGGAAAAAGGGTTAAAATTTGCGCGAGCGTTTGTTTTAAACCACGAAACCATGATCGCTGTGGATGAAAGCACGCTCATTAAAAATCCACAGGCCAAGCGAACAAAAAGTTTATTGGGTCTTTCAAGAGAGGCCCCTTATAAAAGAATACTGACGGGTTTTCCGGTGACAAAAACACCGCTTGATCTATACGCACAGTGTGCCTTTTTAAATCCACTGCTCTTGGGGTTCAAAAGTTATTACGCATTTAAAGCAAGGTACGCGATCACGAGAATGCGCCGGATGGGTCACAACAGCTTTCAAGAAGTCGTGGGATATCACCGAATGGATGAGCTTCAAGGCATGTTGAAAGAGTTTTCCGCACGGTGGACCAAGGACAAGTGCCTTGATTTACCGGAGAAAGTCTACATGCAAAGAAGCATTGAGTTGAGTGACGAACAGAAAAAGGCATACACTCAGATGAAGAAAGAAGCGTTGATGGTTTTAGCCGATGAGGTCTACACCACTCAAACGGTCTTGACTCAACTGATGCGGTTGCAGCAGATCGTTGCGGGCAGTCTGCGTTCTCCTTCGGGGGAAGTCCAGGTGCTCAAGAACAACCGGATAGGTGAGACGTTGAATGTCTTGGAAGAAATCAGTGGCAAAGCTGTAATTTTCGCGGTATTTCAAACAGATATAGAGCAGTTGGTTAGAAAAATAGCCGAGGTTTATGGCGATGACAGCGTGGCTTCTTATTATGGTAAGACTCCGCAGAGAGACAGGGAAGACATCCTTGATAACTTTCAAGATCCGGACCACCCCTTGCGTTTCTTTGTCTCCAATCCACATACCGGGGGCCGGGGACTGACCCTGACCGCCGCCAGTCACATGATCTTCTTTTCCAACAGCTATGACTTGGAGTTGCGCATACAGGCAGAGGATAGAATACACCGAATCGGTCAAGACAAAAGTTGCACATACATTGATTTGGTGTGCGAGAATACAGTAGACGAGAAAATACTCGAAGCCTTAAAGAAAAAGATCAGTATCTCCAACGAGGTTTTGGGGGAGGTTAAAAAATGGTTCAAGTAGTTAAACAAAGAACGCCACGACAAAACGCGAAGAAAGACACACAAATTAACATACGTCTGACGGCCATTGAGAAAAGAAACCTGGAGATTATGGCGCACAATGACTGGCGCGGTTCGAGTGATTTTGTTCGACGACTCATTAAAAGAGAGTGGAAACGTTTGCGGCAGAAAGAGGGTCCGGCAAACATCGATGCCATGATTGACAGTTGGGAAGAAGGTTATTTTGATTGACATCTTTGTTCTTTTTGAGTTAAAGTATGGGACATGATGTTAAAACCCTCACAAATAATAAGACTATCGTTAAAAGCGGAAGACTTTAACAAGTTAAGGACGGCTTCTTTGGCCCGGGATATTTCTATTGAGGAACAGTTGCTTCGCTATATAGCAAAGGACTTCTCAAAGAACGGTGATTCCATGGAAGCGCACCTTGATGCGAAGAACGATTACTTGGAAGCGCGTATTTCATAGCGGGTTGGTCCAACTCGTTGAATTTGTCCGTGTCGCGCTTCTCTTAAGTATGTGCGGACAAATGATGGACCACCAGTGGAATTGAATGACGTTTCCGCCCCTGAACGATATTTTGACGTTGCCATTGGTTCCCTCCTAAAACGACGTCAAAAAAGGGGCACCCTTCCTTGACAATATAAGACTAATGCTTATACTTCCTATATGAATAGGTTGATCGGCATCGTCGTCATTGTTTTTGGGTGTGTTTTCCTTGATCTAGCGACCCTGGTCTTTAAAAGCGACCTTTATCTATTGTTTTTGCTCGGGTTTTTCAACAACTGGTTTTCTTTGAACGCTTGGTTAGCCGGATTGCAGGCGGTGTTCTGTCTTGCTTTGATTGTGCTAGGCGTTAAAATAATACAATGGCAAAGATAAGAAGCATTGTGGGTATTGGACCAAAAAAATTAGCTGACTGGGCCGAGTTTTTAGAAGACACCGGTGAGGCTATGTTGGTTGCAGACGGGTTTGAAGAAGCGTTTGTGGGTGTTTCAAACGAATGGGGTCCACCACGGGCCGTTTACAGTTACGATCACTGCCTTCAGGTGCTTACACGAGACATGAGCCTTGAAGATGCGGTCGAACACATGGAATTTAATGTAGTGGGTGCTTATGTTGGCGAACAAACACCCATTTTTGTGAGGGAATATGTCTGAGGATATGGTCAACCATCCACCGCACTATAAGAAAGGTGGAATGGAAGCGATCGATGTCATTGAAGCGGGGATCGGGGACCAGGGTTTTGTCGGGTACTTGCTCGGGAACATAATGAAGTATCTTCTGAGGTTTCCACACAAGGGCAAACCAGTCGAGGATCTAAAGAAGGCCCGGTGGTACTTGGACAAACTCATATCTGTTGTATCTAAACAACAAAACACCTAAAACCTCATTTCTGCAAAAGTAGAACTGAGACAGGAATTAGCTCCTAAAGAAACCCTATACAAAGGGTTTTACCCTAAACCTCATTTCTAAGTTCTATTTTCACAGTTTTTTACTTCTGACTATAAGGATAACAAGTTGAACGGACGACTGAGGAAATGAGATTGGCCTCTAGCCCTTTGTTTATAGGGGTTTCGGTCTCATTTCTATGGGCTGAGACAGAACTGAGGAAATGGGGTTACTTTTAGCTACGTTTCTGTGCTAAAATCCAAGAATACTTTACCAAAAGGAACATTTATGGGCGTTAAAGGACAAAAAGGGCCTCCAACAACAAATAACCCCTCCGGGAACAACAAACCACACCTAACAGACAAGCAAAAAAGCTTTGCTAGAGAGTTTGTTTATAATGACGGCAGTAAAACCAAGACACAGTGTGCGATTGATGCCGGATACTCTAAAACAAGGGCCGGAGTTTCTGCTGCTGAACTTACCAACCCTAGAAAATACCCCCTTGTTGTTCGCCACATTCAAGAACTGCAAGCGGAACTACAACAAAAGTTTGATGTCACGTTTGACAGACACATAAGGAAACTCGCTGAGATTCGAGACCAAGCCCTTGATAAAGGCAACCTGACCGCCGCCGTTTCTGCCGAAGTACAAAGAGGCCGTGCCGCCGGATTGTATGTAGAAAGAAAAGAGATCCGAACAGGAACGCTCGAGTCCTTAAGCGAAATAGAAATACAAAAGAAGATAAGCTCGTTGCTTGAAGATTATGCTCCGTTGCTTGAAGCCGAAGAAGCGGAGTATGAGGAGCTTGAATGATTTTATATACAGAGAAACAGCTTGAGTCTTGCTATAAAGTATACTGCAAAGAACAAAGCCTAAAAGAGATGCCGTTTATGGCTCTTGCTGATTTTAGGTCGATGTTTGAGAAAATGATGGAGAGAATTTATACCTAGTTGTTGGGTGTCTTCCAGGTCCATCCTTCAAAGTCTTCCTGTCGCCAACCCCTATTTATTAGTTCAATGGTTACTGCGTTGGCCAGTTCAGCATGAACCCTAACTTCTTTTTTTAGTTTGTCGTGTAGTCTTAATATTTCAACATCAGACATTTTTAACAGTGAGTCTTGCTTTATTTTAGCAAACACTATGTTCTTTCCTCATACTGTTTTTCTAGCCAGTCGTGGTGTTTCCTGTAGTATCGAAACACGTTCTTGTATTCCTCTTGCCCATGTTCCCTTCTTTCCTTACAGTTTCTATCAAACATTCTAAAAACAAACACTTTAAAACCCTTTTTTAAAGGTCCTTTTGGTTTCTCGGGAAACAACCCCAACTGTTCCCACTCGTTCTTTCGCCATATTTTTGTCATGCCTTGTCTCCTTTAGGTGCTTCGTAAAGATAAGTATCGTTGTTCCAATCTAAGTTTAAAGCTCTTGTAAACTCCCACTTAACATCCTCTAACACACTTAGATCACTTAGATACACATCATGCATTTCATTGATACTAGAAAGGATACGATCCAAACTATTTACTTTATTAATTAAGTCATAGTATTTTTGTTCAGTTAATTTAATTGTTTTCATTTTTTGTTTAGCCATTCCCTATTTACTCCCTTTCTCTTTTGTAGATCGCTTTCGCTCTCTGGATTAATAAATTACTAACTTGCGGGCTTGCCGACTCGTTAGGATTCCAAAACTTTGTTTGGCCAGTCTTTCCATCTGTTTCAAATCGTATGTTGCCACGTCCAAAACCAAGATAAACCACTCCCCCATTGTCTGAGGTAAAATTAACTTTTGCACCATTACTCATCGCTGTCCTCCTCTTTTATTTCGATAAGTTTATAAATTCTCTCTAGTTCTTCATCAGATAGATCGAGTTCATGTCCTATATCAATGCGATTAAAGGAGAACGAATCCTGCTCCAACGCAACTCTGGCAATCTCTATGATGGTTATCAAATCTTCGTGGTCTATTTCTAATTCCAATAAGAGACACGAATAGTATTCTTTGCTTTCATTACTCATCGCTGTCCTCCGTTATTGTTCCTTTTGTAAACAATCGAATAAACTCGGTTCCGTCTGTTTCTCTCCACCCATTTTGATTCAGGTAAGTAGGGTGTATGTTGCAGAACACGTCTGTTCTCGGCAAATCCAAGTTGTCGTCAAAACAATCAAGATCAAAATATTGTCCGTCAATCTCTAT